CTTGGTCTAAGTTATAGGTGTCGCCCGTTTGAATTTCTTCAATCGTGACACCAGCAATTACGAGTGGGTATCGTGCCGTCATTTTCTATTCCTCAAAATAAAGCCACATTGACTGTGGTTACGCCGTCATGTAACAAGACAGGCAAGAAACCACTTGCAACTGGAATACTTGTTGATGAGCCATTATGCAAAACAACTGGTAAAAACGTAGGATTTAACTGCCAATCAGGAGCCGTACCAGTTGATTTTAAAACCCGACCAGCAACGCCAATCGGCAACTTTGTCAGTGTCGTAGCGCCAGTGGCATACAGCAAGTCACCAACAGTGTAGGAGGTAATGTTTGTACCGCCCAAGTTGACAGGGACGGTCGTCAGGGAAATGACCGTGCCAGAGACATTGACTGGCGATGTGCCAGTGTAAACCTGAGAGGTGCTGAACTCGGCAAAAGTGATTGCTGTTGTGCCAAAAGTGATTGTTCCAACGGTTGTTACTACAAACGAAGTTCCTTTGTTTACAGTGCCGTTCTGCGTAAAGAAATAACTATTGAGGCTTAACTGGTTAGTGCTAGAGCCGTAAGTGTCAGCATCCGTTGCACGCGTCAGAACAGTTCCGCCAGTTGCCCATGTGTACACGCCGTTGTTGGCTTGGTTTGCCTCGTTTTTGACCAAGATGCGGTTTGTGTTAAGAAGGGTGTAACCATCCAAAACAGTCAACGCATTTGACAGGGTAAGCGTAGCGCCAACACCAGCCGCGCCGTTGTTGTACGTTACCGTGCCACCTGTAATAGATGCAAGCGTTGCCGTGGTTGCCGCCTGTGTTGGGTCGTGGTATGTCAACGCAGTTGAGGTTGCGTTATCCACATACTGCTTTGTCGCGGCTTGAAAATTGGTTGTTGGGTCTTGCGTCAGCGTGACTGAAGTCAATCCACCCAAAGTCAAAGAAACCGCGCCCAGTGCAATGTTGGTTGAGCCAACGGTCACAGACGAGTTGGTCAGACTTGCGTTAGCAATATTTGTCAGCGTGTTTGATGAACCACTGATTGTCTTGTTTGTCAGCGTCTGAGCCGCTGTATTGGTGGTGACAACATCTGACGCAACTTGGGCAGAGGCCATGTTGAACGCGCCACCAGTGATTGTTTTGCTGGTAAACGTCAACGCATTAGGCAAAGAAATAACAGGCGTCTGACCACCAGATGATGTGATTTCGTTTGCCGTACCAGTCACAGAAGTCACCGCACCGATTGCTGTGGCGGAGATTGCGGTGTCTGCGGCGGCTGTCAGTTGACCTTGAGCATTGACGGTAAAAACAGGGACTAGGGATGACGAACCGTAAGTTCCAGCAGTCACGCCACTGTTGGCAATTGAAATTGTGCCAGTTGTGGTGATTGGGCCACCCGTTAAACCTGTGCCAGTACCGACAGAAGTAACACCTGTACCTGTTGTAATTGCACCCCATGCGTTGTTTGCGTAGCCTTCAAAGACGGCAAAGGTAGTGTTGTAGCGCAACATACCGTTGACAGCAGAAACTGGACGACCACCCGTAGCGCCAATAGGTACGGTGACGCTTTCCGTCCCCGGCAATATGGGGTTACTCACCAAAGAAATTGTTGGATTACCGCCTATCCCAGTTCCGTTTGCAACGTCAATTTGGTTTGCAGTTCCCGTAATGGTTGTAGAGGTAATAGCGCCAGCCGTCGAAAGAACCACAAAACCATTAAAACTAGCGTTGGCAAAGTTCAACGTCTGGCCGCTCAAAGCAATTGTTGGGTCGCCAGATATGCCAGAACCGTTGGAAATGGACAAGCCATTGCCGCTGACCGCTATAGAACGACCTGTAAGGGCCGTAGAAGACGTTTTAACTTGAAACCCAGTACCAGAGTTCACCAAGGACAATAAAGCGCCTGTGGTGCTTATATTGAAGACTCCTTGCGCTCCGCCGTCAGTGGTTACCAAACCATTGGTTGCCCCCACAGACCGACTGTTTGTCAGTTGAGGCGTTTGATTAACCGTCAAATAAGTGTAAGTCTGAACAGGCGTGCCAGCCAGCGCCGCAGTTGTAGTCTGAACTGTCACCCCATTTTGGACAATAGGAACCGCTTCCGTGCCTGTAATGGCACCAGCGGCAGGGAGTTGGAGTATGGTGACTTGTGCAGACATTTATGTACTCGTATTGTCAGGCGGGTTTGGCGCAATGGTGTCTTTGTTGCCAGTGCCTGTTGGCGTTTGGGTGTTCTGCTCGGTCGATATCTGGAACTGGTTTGTGCCGCCAGTTATCAAATAATTATCGCCAGCATCGACGGGCACATCAGGACGCGCAAACCGCAGGTTGATACGTTCGGTCTTGCGGGCGGCAAGGCGGTAGGGGTCAAACTGATCCCTGCACCCTTGATCGCACACCCGCAGGCCGGGGAAGTTGGGGTCTGGCCCCAAAGTCACAAAGGCACGCTTCATCTTGCATCGGTCACAAATACCGATGGCAAGTGAACTTAGTCCTGTTGTGTCAAGAAAGATTGGCATTATGCTGTGTACACCGAAATGTTCGGTGCCCAGTAAATTGGAGACTTGTCGCGCTCTTCTTGCTCAACGATGTAGAGATGCTTCTCGGCCATCTTCTCTAGGTAGCCGATCCTGTCCATCGCCACTTGCGGAAGTTCAAGGCTCATGCGGTGAGCCAGCATAAACACTATCGCCTCGTACCAGCGTTGAGGAATCTGCAATTCATCAGTCAATGCGCCAACGTCCATGACCTGCGTGGAATACCACACCGTCATCTGAACAAAGGGATCGCTTGGGGTAGGCCACAAGTAAATCTCTGGATTGGGGATGGTGCGATTAAACCAAAACTGAAAGGGCTGGTTTGCCGTGAAGTTCTTGTTCGGTAGGTTGGTGTAGTCGTCGCGGTTTAGGCGAGACATCGTAATCTCGGTGCTGTTGTTGCCAATGTACCACTCGCGAAGGGCAAGGGTGGTGCCACCAGATGCAACGATGCGGTAGAAGGGGACGTTTTGCCCCGGGTCTATGTCCGTCCACACCCATGTGTTGTCCGTAACCGCCACCGCCCCAAGGTTCTGCAACGTGCTGTACGTCGTACCGTCAGTTGAGTATTGGAGCGAGATATTCCACGTTGCCGACCCACCACCAGCAATATAGGGCAAGAACCCAATAGAGCCTGCATAGATGGGGTCTGTGGTGCCGTAATTGACCGTAAAACTCCCGTTTGCCGAAGCCTGCTGGGTGAAGGTGTCAACGTCCCCATCGTAGAGGTTTGCGACAGTTCCACCAGCAGATGAGGTGTACGCCCCACTAGGTCGGTCTAACGTGCGGTACAAGACGTTTAACGCGTCTACAGCGCCATCAGGCAGGGTGTATTGATACTTGTTGGCGGTCAGGCCAATAACCTCTTTGCTGATGCACCAATACTGCACGCCGCGATTGATAAGGTCAGAGAGAAGAAACCCAAGAGATTGACGAGCGGAGACAACTTGTTCAGAAGTCAACTCTTCCGCTAGTTTTCCACACCGACGAGCGCCGTGGTCAATCAATGTCTGCACATTGACCGTTTGTCCGTAGGTATCAGAGTACGCCATATCAGCACTTCCAGCGTGCAAGCGCCGCCGCTTTACGGGTGGGTTTGCCTTTTTCGTCTTTCATCGGCCCCGGCACACCGCTCATACGAGCGCAGAACGAATCCTTGCGTGCGCCACCTTGAGGCTGGGGTGCTTTTAAATTGCTACCCGTTGCCGCGTTATATTTGGCTCGACCTTTGGCCGTCAACCCAGCCCCCTTAGAAGCAGGTAACTTTTCACCGCGACCAACAGCAAGAGAGGGAGTCTTTTTTGCCATAATTAAAACCTGTATTTTGCCGTTTTTTGCGCAATCTTTTTGGGTTGCGCTACGAATTGTTTTCCTGCGGCTTTGCCTGCTCTTTTTGCTTTGGTCGTCGAAGCATACTCAGCAGGGCTAAGACTTTTGATCGCAGACTCTGGAAGGTATCGCTCACCAGTTTCAGAAGATTTTTTACCACTTTTGGTTCTCCATTTTTGATCACCCCAAGCCTTCAATGATTGCTGGGGTTTTTTAATCACGGTACCCACCACCTGCGTCTTTATAACGCTTTGCCACAACTTGCGCTTTACGAGCCGACCACTGCCCAGCACCCGTGCCAGCAGTAGCCTCAGACTTTACATCATTAAAAATACGTTTGCGTAATTCTGGCTTGGTGTAGTTGCCTGCCGCATTGACCGTAGACTTGCCGCCCTCCTTGTAAGAGGCGGTCTTTGCCGCATTGGTAAAATCGCTGGACTTAGGAGCGCCCTTGCTACCAGCACTGCGCATTTTCTCACCAGAGCCAGAGGCTATGCGTTGCTTCTTGGCGGCAATGTTTGCATACAAACCACCACCTGCCATCTTTGCATCTTCTTTTACAAATTCTTTACCAACTTTGCTTGGTATGCCAGTCTTTTTGGCAAACGAAGGGTTGTGTGCAACCGCTTGCATCAATTTGTGCTGAGAGGAAGATTTAGTCGGCATAGGATTTAATCATGTCAAGTGTGATTGAATAAAAATCTCCTGCGGCGGCGTCGGTTGTTGTAAATCTTATATCGCCAGTTTTGCCCGCACCCGCGTTGTTTGGAAGTCCACCAAACAATGAAAAATCCATGTTGTAAAATGTGTTTTGTGGAACACCAATACAAAACAAATCAGTTGTTGCATCCCACAAAATTTCTACTTGCAAAC